TTCGTTACGTCTATAAAAGGAGACACGGTGTACTGCCGCTACTATAATCCTGGTACTTTATTATCTATGAGGACTAGGGCTAATAGCGAAGGTTCCAGTCTCCGCTACGTGTATCCGTTCGAGTTCACCAGCCAAGACCTTATCAATCGCGACTGGGAGGAGTTTGTAGATGACTTCATTACTAGATAACGAAGAAGAAGGAAAGCAACTATTGGAAAATGCTACCACACTTTCCAAGGAAGCAAGGCTGTGTATTCAACGCGCCAATGCTCTTGAAACTGACGATTTTGTACTGATTAGCGCATTGGAAGAAGCGGATGTTCAAATATCAAGCGTGATTGCGATATTAGACTTCGTAAGAGGCGCATACGGGTTTATCACCGTAGAGGAGATGGATTTCGATGAACGACCAAATGACTGAAGCACTACAATGGGTTACTAGGCACAATGTAAACGTTCCCAACTGGGCGAAGTTTATGTGCTGTGAACGCTCAAATCGTTACTACGGCTACTTCTTTTCAAATAAGCCTGTATGGGACAAAGCGCAAGGTGTGTTTTTCAGTAACGGCGCTCGAAGTGAGCGATTCACCACTGAAGCTCCTCACTTTAGCATTCGCTACAATCTTTCATCAGGCCACCTACGTATCATGGAGTCTGGAGATGCTATGAACCTCCATGAGGACATCGAAGCTGAAGATGATACACTGTTCAAATGTGGGTATTGTGGCTACCACTTCACCAAGCCAGAAGAGTATTCAGCAGTAGTGGCTAATGTAGTAGCTAGATACCTTACCGTAGCAATAAACTATGATGTCAGTTGCTACAACTGTCGACGAAGCACTACTATTCAAGTGCTGATCCCTTCGCCACTCAGCGTCAAAGATGCTATTTTCAAAAACGTAACATAAAGGAGTAAACATGATACACGTAGTAAGCATTATTACAGTAGATGGAACCGAAGATGAGATAGAAGCTATCAATGCTATCAGAGAAGCGGTAGCGCAAATCAACTTCGGCAAAGACAATTTGGCAGTCCTCACAACGAGTCATGGCCGTGATGCTGTCGGCCAGGTAGCTATTAGAACACTTGAAGGGATAGCGGAACATTACGACCGGGCGCTGGTTGTTAGATGTAACTATCAGTTCGTACCGTTTATCGACGACTATCCGACAGATGGTGGCCGGCCATATCCTGTGAATCTTAATGTGTCGGAAATATCAGGCATCTACAATGAGGTGACACGTGGCTACTAGAGAGTATGATAAGAACATTCGTGACTTTATAACCCAACACGCGGACCTGTTCCGATTCTGGTGGCAGCGCGAAGATATTCCTACTGATGCAGAGTGGGAACTTGTACACCAGGCATGGAATAAGTACACCGTCGCCCTGTCTTGGGAAGAATTCGAAGCGCGAATAACTGAATTAGTGCAGAGATTCGACTGGTCGCTTCAGCAGCAGCAGCAACAACAAGACGACCACAATTACGAGTACGGTGACTTCTTGTTTGATAGCGATAGAGAAAATCGCTACTTTGGTAGGCGATGATGGACGAGAAAGTCAACCATCCGAAACACTACAACTGGGTTCCTAAAGTAGAATGTCTCGATGTAGTAGAACATTTCAACTTCAATTTAGGAAACGTAATTAAATACGTTTGGCGAGGCCCATATAAGCCAACAGAAGAAGCGCTAGTAGACTATCGAAAAGCGTTGTTTTATCTACAACGTGAGATAGAAAGACTGGAGAAGCAACGATGAGCGAATTAACTCCAAGAGAACGTGCGCTACAAATTGCAAAGTGGCTGTACCACATGCAGGACACCGCGAACAACATCGACCATGAAAGCATCATACCTGTCACTCTAAGCCTATCGTACAAGCATATACAAATCACAATGGCAGGTGTATGCTACATTCAAGACGACAGGGAAACCTACTACTTAATTGGATCAGGCCCATATGAGCGAGTATTGTCGATGACTGGACAATCTGACAGCAAATACATCTGCTTCAAGTTCGGTAGTCAGTCTTACTATGTGGCAGCGTATCTACCCAGCCATGAGTATGATATGATGAACCAGGACTTGAGGGATAAGATGTACCCATTCGGCGCGAACTTGACGCTCCGCGAATCAGACGATGGGTGGCTGTGCAGTGGCCGAGTTACCGTAGTAATGAAGCCTGACTTTGATTTAACTGTATCATTAGATTAACAGGAGAGCAGCATGAAAAATAAATTGGAAGTAGTTAATGGTATGCCAGAACCGCTTGATGGCAATAAATACGAGATTCATGTCAGTGACATGCGGTCTTTTATGGATTGTCGGTTGCGGTGGAAATGGTCGTCGCCCCTAGGATTGCATCTAGAACCAGCGACGCCAAATTCTTTCTTCTTCCTTGGCCACATAGTGCATGATGCGCTAGAACTGTATTATATGAAGAAGGAACCGACACTGATGGCAGCTGTGAAACGCAGCAAGAAATACAATCTGGAGCGCGTCCAGGCACAAGCTGGTGCAACATGGTCTTTTGAAGTCGAGGGGTTGGCAAAAGAGCTGGTCTTAGCTGAGGACATGATATACAACTACGACCTGTGGTTGAAGGAGCGCGACTATGAAGGTGTTCCATATGCTGATAGTAACTTAGAGTTTATCAGCATGGAGCAGACCTGGGAAATACCCGCTCTGACACCGGCCGGCCGAGGATCACCACGTGTTTACTTTGCAGGACGGTTCGATGGTCTAGTGCGCCGCAAGGATACAGGCGAACTCTGGTTGTTCGAGACTAAGACCAGCCAAAACCCCAAAGGACTGATACGTTCGCTACAAAACGACAACCAAGCCACCATGTACGTCATGGCGGCCAGGGAAATCATGGGGGAGCCAGTTATGGGTGTGTTGTATAATGTAATTCTAAAGAAAAGCCCAAACATGCCAAAAGAACTGAAGAATGGCTACTTGTCCAAAGCCAAAGGCCAGCAGTGTTCCGTGGAATTGTATCGAGAAGCGGTACGTCAGACACACCCGCACTTTAGCGCATCGGACATCAACAAGATGTATGGCGACATACTGCATGTCCTGGGCCAGAAAGCGCCATACGTACAACGTGTATATATTGAACGAACTGACAACCACGTCGAGTTGTTTAGGGCCGAAGCTCATCGCATAGCGTTGGAGATGGTCAACCCCAGTACACCTATCTACCCCGCTCCTAGCAGCATCAAGTGTGGCTGGTGCAAATTTTGGGAGCCTTGTACCGCAAGGTATCGTGGTGAAGACCCGGAAGTTTATCTGAAACTAGGGTTCCGCCAGCGTGAATCATGGGCTTCAATCAGCGAATTGGAAGTAACGCGAGGAGTGATGGGATAGTAGCAGATTTCATTAGCTAACGTTAAGCGTATTACATCTTTGATTAGTTTTGTGGTATAATCTTGGCTACATTGGCTACAATGTTCGATGTGGCTAGTATTATACCGAGGAGCAGAAATTACATTGTCTACACTACGAAATGTTCAGAAGCTGTCATACCTACGGCTATTGCTATATGGTAAACCAGGCAGCACTAAGACTCGCACCAGCTACTCAGCTGCGTTGTGTGACGAACTGTATCCTACATTAGTATTAGAGAGCGGCGGCAACCCTGAAAGCACATACGACTATGAGCGACTACCTTGGATTATCACACTTGATAAACTTGAGGACATGAACGCACCGTATGACTGGATTAACACTGGTTGCAGCCCTGATCACAAATTCGCCAAAGCATTTGGTTTCACAGAGGCTCCAAAGTGTGTCATCATTGACGGGATAACTGACGTGCAGCGTTTGAGCTTTGGTAAGCTAACTGGCAACATGAACATCGGCCCCGGCGATTTTGGCAGTTCAGTCACTCAACGTCATTTTGGAACGGTTCTGGAACAGATGACAAGAATGTCCAAACTGTTCTTCAAACTCCCTATTCACGTTATCGTTACTGCCCTTGAAAAGAACGCATCCGACACTAGTGGAAACCTGGTGCGTGTTGCGCCACTTATTTGGGGACAGTCGGAGACGGAAGTCTCAGGTTACGCATTGGCAGTAGGTCATCTCACCCACGGAAGCGCAGTATCAGGACGTGTGAAATCGTATCTGAAAAGCACCAAACAGGTTCTAGGCGAAGATGATTCAGTAGTCAAATGGTCACCAGATGGTGTCATGCAGGCTAAGGATCAGTACGGACGCTTAGGCAAGTTTATGGTATCTCCGACAATGCGTAAGATTTACGACCATATCTACTCCGGCGACGGGGCGTACATAGACCCGTTTGCCGTTAGTGTAGAAGCTACTCCTTAGTTAAGTGTTTGTGCTCCCGCTTATTTTTAGGTATGCAGAGGTTCGAATCCTCAAGCGGGACATTGTGGTAGGAGCGAGTCCCCGTTGCGGCCCTTGGGCCACTCGCTCCTACCGCATTATTATCGGTTCTAGTAAAGGAAGGTGCAGGACATTATATTATCTTATGAGGTACTCACTACCAGGTCAGCTATCTCGGCCGCAGTTATCAGGACTGAAACACGGTAGCCAAACAACAAAAAACAACAAAAACAAAAAGGAACAGAAAAATGCCTAAGATTAACTTTGCAGAGATTAAAGCACCCGAACTCGTACCAGCAGGAAATTACCTGGCCGAGATTGTAGGCAGTGAGGAAACAACTGCTCAGAGTAGCGGGAACACCATGTTCAAACTTCGGTTTCAGATCATCTGCGATGCCGAGGGTGGAGACGAACATGAGAATCGGGTCATCTTTGACAATCTGGTATTCGCTTACGACAGCCGATCAGATCTGCCACTTCGCCGCATCAAGGAGTGCCTCGTCGCCTGCGGTTGGCCAGAAGATTTTGATGAGGACATCGAAGCTGAGGAGCTGATCGGAAAGACGCTAATGATTGGCGTTGTTATTCGTCAATCCGATAAAATCAATCCTGCCACTGGCGAGAAGTATCCGCCACAGAATCAGGTTCGGCGCTATTCTGCTCTCACAGAAGAACAAGCGCAAATGCTCGTCTAGCTGACGGCCCGTTGATTCGACACTCGGGTGGTGGTGGCAATGCTGCCGCCACCCTTTTTTTATTTTTACTGTTTTACTTATTCAGGAGTAGCTAATGAGTCAATTTCTTGACCTGTTCCAGGACAGAAACTCCAAAGGAATAGTGTATATACAAGTTGATAGACTCAGCTCGCCACCTATACCATATGTATCAGGCTTAGCAATACCTGACGACAGAGACGTATGGTTTACACCAGCTTATCGTAGTAAAAACGATCCCCTAAAGAAGACTAGCGTAGTCGGTACTAATTTCTTGTGGGCGGAAGTTGACAAGACCCGCCATTTGCCGCAGGTTGCCTTTAAGCCTACTATCATTGTTGATAGTGGTCACGGCTACCATATGTATTGGAAGCTAGAAACTCCGCTACTTGCTGTGAATGAAATAGAAACGCTAAACAAGATTGTATTTCGCGCTACTTCCAAAGGTAAAGGGGAGAGTATACACAACGCTAATCGTGTTCTACGTGTACCAGGGACTATGAATCGCAAAAGTGAAGACCCTGATTCTCCATACTTCGGAGAAGAAATAGTACCAACTAAAGTAGTAGCGTTTGAACCAGCACTTGTGTATCACTCAGCTGATTTCCATGTATTATCCCAATTAGATAAGAACACTAGACACCTGATTCGCACAGGCGACACTCGCAAGTTCGACACTAGAAGCGAACGCGATTGGGAGGTGGTAGTAAAGTTACTAGCAGCTAGAGCATCAGATCGTCTGATAAAGCTCATATTCGCTAGTCAACCAGTAGGGGATAAGGCACGTGAAGATGGTGAGCAATATCTAACAACTACTATTGAGAACGCTAAAGAGTCAGGTCTACTCCGAAGCGTTTCAACAGACCAGCCAGTAATACAATCGAATGAAGCTGGAGATACAACGGCCGGCGCTCGTGGACTATTCGAAAATGAAGAAGATAAAGTGTATATGTATGGACACGCACGCTATGACAAAGTTATCTCCACCTTCATTATAAAACCGAAAGTAATACTGCGCGACACTACTCCCAAAGATGAGCGTACACAACGTGTTCGCACAGAAGATTTTATCGTAGCAGATGTGGATACGCAACAAGGCGAGTCACATGAAGTAGAGTTCCCAAAGAGTGCATTTGACAGTGTGCGCGAGTTAAATAAGAATCTGGTAGATGCCGGATGGACTTGGATCGGTGGTGATAGAGAAGTCAAAGAACTACTTCCATTGATAATGGAAAGAGCGCGACTTGAAAATGTGCCTCAACTTGCTGCTACTCCAATTCAGGGGTTGCACAAGATAGATGGTCGGTGGACGTTTGTCACTAATAGCGGCGTGTTGACCGCCGACAACTATCACGAAGGATACGAAGGTAATGTCGTATGGCTGCCTACTGGTAGAGAGCATCCTATGATGCAGATTAAGCCCCATGCTACTCAAGCAGAGCTGACACTGATAGGTGACTTGTTGCCAAAGCTCAACGAACCTGAAGTAATGTGGCCGCTGCTAGGATGGTTCGCTGCTAGTAGCTTGAAGCCTTGGATTGAAACGCAGGACATTCGTTTCCCTGTTTTGAATGTAGCAGGTATTAGAGGTAGTGGTAAGACGACTGTGCTACAACGAGTACTCCTGCCGCTATTCGGCCACAAGATGCCTAAAAGCTATGACGCTAATACAACCAAGTTTGTGAAGCTTGCGCTCCTGGGCAGTAGTAATGCTATACCTATAGCGTTCTCCGAGTTTCGCCATGAGTCGGTCGAGTATTTTATGCACTACATTAGATTAGCATACGATACAGGACACGACCCGCGTGGACGTAGCGACCAGACGACTATCGACCATCCATTGTCAGCACCGTTCACAGTGGACGGAGAGGATTATCTAACACGAGATGCAGCTATACGACAACGTATTGTGCTGGTCGAGATGTTGCCAAAACGCATCGCTCATGACACTATTGCTAATGTAGCATATAAGCAGTTCAACAAAGAGCTACCACGCTTCTCAGGGTTCGGTGGCTACTATATCCAGAGATGCTTACAGATGATAGAATCTGGCGATATGGAGAAGCTGTTAAACCAGGTGAAAAAGGATCACCACAAAGCATTTACTATCGATCTACCTGACCGTATACGTAACAATCAGATGGTTGTGCTGCTAGGAATCTACTTGTTTGCTGATACGGTAGGATTGCCTAGACCTGAGCCTGAGATACTGTTGCAGACATTAGACAATGTGTTCAATACCAAGACAGGACGTGACGGTCTACTGGTAGACGAATTTGTAGAATCTGTAGCTAATGGTGTTACCTCTCCAGGTTACAAGCCAAACTTCCAATACCACTATGACGATGAATCCAATGTGCTATACTTCCAAATCAACACGACACACGGCTGGTGGTTGGCTCAAAGACGCAGACAGCAACTACCAACTTTGGATTCACGTGCTATACGACAGCAGTTAAAGCAAGTGGAATACTTTGCAGGCAACAAGACTGTTAAGAATCGTTGGATGTATGGTGTAGACCTAGGTCTAGCGTTCAAGTTAGGATTAGATTTGCCAGAACGTATTGATAGGAAAGGCCCAATGCCTAGCAGTATGAGAAGATCAAGTCATAATGGGCAATCAGCTAGTATAGATGAAGAAGTAAGAGAAAAGGAGCAGACAAATGGCAACAGTTAGAGTTCGTGGGCGAAATGATATGGATTTGCCTGATGATATGAAAGTCAATATAGACCTCGAAAGTGGCGAGGTTACTTTCAAGTTTGATGGAGTAGTGAAGTCGTTCACTATCAGCGATGACAAGGAGATAACTGCCTTCTTCAACATAGTACAGGAGCTGCTACATGCTGGAAGATTTTGAGGCGAATGAACGTATGCTCATAGTCATTGTTCTAATACTTATGTCTTTTGATGATAGAGGTCGTTCTATCTTAATAGAAGTAAGTAAAGAGCTACGAAGTAAGGGATTGATATGATAGCCACTATTCACACTGACGCACTAACAGAACTAGGCGATAAGTGCGAGGTCAAATTTGACATCAAAGAGGAAAGTATGATAATACGTGTCCTCGGTGTAGAAGCTAAGCCTGAGTACGTTGTGCTCGATATTGATACGCTTCAAAGCATATTTGATCTGCTCTCTCGCTTAGAAAGGAGTAGAAATGACGGACAGAATTCCAAAGAAGATAGTTGACTTAATTCAACTAAAGACTGAACGCTACCCTCAAGCTAAATGCTTAGAGTGTCCACTGATTGCCAGACCAGTAGTAGACGGCTATGTGGAATCTGATGATCTGGACAGCATCCAAGCAATTTATGTCGCAGAACATCCTGGCGCTGAAGAAGCGCGTAAGGGAATACCCTTATGTGGACAGTCTGGTCAAGTCTTGGAGTTGGGAGTAAAAGCGGTAGAAGGTGATTGGGAGCGCAGCTATCGCACTAATGCCGTGATGTGCCTTCCAGCCTACGGCGATAAGGTTGACAAGACTGCTATGGAGTGCTGTAGTGGCAGATTGAAAGCTGAGCTAGGAGAGTTGTCAAGACGCAACCCGGATGTCAAAATTATGGCACTCGGTAATCTGGCAGCACAGTCAGCTATGCTGTTAGCTGGTAAACATAGTACAGCTAAGATTACTACGCTACGTGGCAGTAGTATCATTGTACCATCCATCGGCAACCGTGTGTACTTCTCATTCAATCCGGCGTATGTGCTACGGTCAAAGCAAATGGCTCCAACGTTCGTACAGGACTTGGATAACATGCTATTCGGCCGGCGATACCCGTTTCCGAAACTAGCCAAAGAAGCACCTGAAGTGCGACTGTGTGTTCTACCAGAGCAAGCACTAGAAGCAATTAGGAGTATCAAACCTGGCCCAATAGCTGTAGATATAGAATCGGCCACAGCAATCACGTTCGATCAGATACGATGCTCAAGCGGATGGCTGACTGCTATTGGATTTACCGACAGTACGGAGTATGGCTACTGCTTAACCCCTGAAGTGGCAAGAGATAAGCAGGTTAAAAAGGAACTGGTAGATCTACTGTGGCATCCAAGTACAACAGTTATCGCCCATAACGGCAAGTTTGACCAACTGTTCTTACGTGAAAAAGAAGAGATTGATATACCAATAAACTTCGATACCATGCTCGCTCATTATGCGCTAGACGAGAACACGTACCACGACCTCAAAACATTATCACGTGATTTCCTTGGCGTTCCTGATTATGACCAGGAAGTAGATAAGTTTGTCTACAAAAAGACTGGTATAAAGAAAGTCAAGTGGTACGATAAAGTACCATATCCTGTCCTGACTAAGTATTTAGCGTATGACTTAGCGTGTACTCTTGGGCTGTACCATGTGTTCCTTAAAAGACTACAAGCTGAGGAGCTATACGAACAGCCATTCCTAGACCCGCTAATGAGCGCCAGTAATCTTCTTGGACACTTAGAAGAGCGTGGTTTAACAGTTGATATTGAGTATTTTGAGTCTCAGGTTGCCACTGTTACCATCGCCTTGGCAGAGTTGACACTGGAGATGCGTAGATTAGCTGGTAAACCAGACTTGAATCCAAACTCATGGCAGCAAGTACAGCCTGTAATGTACGAGAAGTTCAACTTTCCAAAAGTCAGTGGCAAGACATTCAAGGTAGGGTCTACAAGCAAAGATGCTATTAAGAAGATAATCGAGGTAATGCGAACCAAGACCAATAATGATGCTTGGACACACCCGTTTCTGGAAGCGAAGCTCAAATACTCACGTATCAGTAAGATGAACAACGCTTACATTAAGCCTTTGCAGACTTGGCCACACCCTACAACGCATCGTGCACATACTACTTTCAATCTACATATAGCAGTAACGGGCCGGCTGTCCTCAACTGATCCTGCGCTGCAAGTTATCCCTAGACCAACTGATAGATGGGGACGTATTATCCGCGCCGGTTTTGTGGCAGGCCCGGGACTTGTGCTGTGCAAAATAGACCAGTCGCAAGCAGAGCTTAGAGTGTTAGCTGTGGAATCGCAAGATCAATACTTACTCTACTGCTATAACAACGGCATTGATTTACATTCTGCTATGGCAGAACACATTGTAGACATTACGCCAAATATAGTCTGGTCGGCTCAGATTGTCAAACCACGTAGTGTGTCCAAGATAGTCAATTTTGGCTATGCTTATGACGCTACTGCTGCCGGCCTGTACTCTACGTTTCCTGATCTTCTAACTTATAGAGACGCTAAAGCTATTCACGATGGGTATGATGAGAAGCTATTCGGTGCTGCGGCGTGGAAGCTGGAAATCAAACGATTCGCGTATAAGAACGGCTACGTGCAAACAGCGTTCGGACGTAAGCGACGGTTCCCAGGAATAGCAGATGATAACCGGGCCCGAGTTGGTAGGCAGGCTGTCAACTATCCTATCCAGTCAATCGCTAGCGATTTAGTTCTCAAAGCTGGTGTGAAACTGGACCGAGTAGGTGTACCAATAGTGCTTCTGGTGCACGATGAGATTATGTTTGAGTGTAAGCCAGATGAAGCTCCTGATATGATGAACGAAGTCGCACACGCTATGTTGAAAGAAGCATATGATTACTCCTCAGACTTAGTGTGGAAGGTAGATGGGTCGATACGAGATAGATGGGCAGCTATTGATCCAGAAGGAGAAGAAGAATATCAGAAGATGGAATGGGACACAAGCACATGGTAAAAGTTGACTGGTACTGCGGACACTACTATGGTCTACCACAGTGGTATGGTGACCACTATGAACCTGAGGAATGTGGTGAGACTTTTACTACTGAAGAATCAGAAGAGGATTGGGCACACGGTTATTGTAGTGCTAAATGTCCTAGATGTCATAATGTGTTGACACAAGCATATGATTCACCAGAAAGACAAGATCAACCAGACAACCAGTAGACGATGGTAAAGGAGACTATATTATGAGTGCAAAAGGTAGAAGATTATTCGTAGTATTATTGGTAATACTAGCTGTTCTAGTATTGGCTATACTATATTTAAGTGGTACTGTAGAAGCAGCTCCTACAGAGTGTGGGTGGAACGGCTGCGGCGGCCTGCCTGAAGTAGATGAAGTGTGCTGGTCGGTGACAAGCTACTGGCCGTTTGAATTGACCGAGGATGTTCCTCCCTTCCGATCAGTGGATTTTTATTCACTTCCAAGAGTAAAGATAGAGCAAATGCTACTGTCATCAGACTACTACTGGCAGCCCGTAGCATGGAATGGTCAAGCAGACGACACACCTACCGTTACTGGTAACGGATATGTTATAAATCCATACAGCGATAATTGGGGATTAGTAGCGGGACCGATTGAAACTTATGGTATGGATTTTTGTTTCCATGCTGGATTATGTCTCAGGCAACATGACACATTTGGTAACGAAACATATCAGAATGGAGTATTCTGGCACGACGGCTACAAGCGATACGTTATTGGAGTAGATGTTCTAACATATGAACCTCTACACTATCTTGAATGTTTAGGAGTGATTCAATGAAATTAAACAACTGGAACGAGTATCAAGCCTTGGCACTGGAGACTATGCGCCAAGATGACTTGTCGCTGGAGTTGGAGGAGCAAGTACTGTTGCAGGCTTGCTTCAACATCACTATGAGCGTCTCTCTGCTAGTAAGAGAGTTTAAGCTGATAGACACTCATGAGATTACTCCATTACACTTTACGATCATGGGCCTAGTAGGAGAAGCTGGTGAACTAATTGATCTGATAAAGAAGATGGTATTTCACAAGCAGGATATCAGCGTGCCTGATCTTATAGACGAGTTGGGGGATGTCCACTGGTATCTTGCTACCACAGCTGCTAAAGCTGGTTACGATATGGACGCTATGAGAGCTGTTAACGACCGTGTTTCAACTGCGATGCTGAGTATCTGGAACGCATTGACTGCTATTAGCAATGTGTATTGGATACCAGTTGACGACGTGTTGAAGTACAACATTGAGAAGCTACATAAGGAGCGTTACCCTGACGGCTTCGAGTTTGGTGGCGGTCGAGATCGTAACTAGCTATTAGTAAAAAAGGTAGTGGTGGATGTCTGCGCACATTCACCACTACCAATGGAGAAAGTGACTACTACCCCTTGCGGAATAGCTGACACACTAGCTAAAGCATCCTGTTTCTCTAAAGTTATCAGGACGCTGACCAGGATCGTGTAGTTCACTCACCCTCGCAACTTTCCCACTTACTAAACTTCCCCAACCAACTAAACCTTCTGCTCGGGGGTCTTTAGAGTAGAAGTATTTCTCCTCGACTCTTTCAAAAGTAGGAGATTTCGACCAGTGAATCTCTATCACGTCCTGTAGTATGATGCCGTTGTAGCACTCGAACGTATCATGTTTCCTGGCAAGCTTCAGATAGTCAGTGGTGGCATCTGGACCGCTAACCATGTTGCAGGTATCTTTATTGTGAATAGTTACTAAGGGGTAGCTGACAAACACCTGATTGATCCTCATGCTAGTAAGTAGCCAATCCACGAAAGGTTCGTCTGTGCCTTGCTTCGTTAATGTGTAATATCTACCGCCACCCATTGATGTGTCAATATATCGCCTGATGTGACCGTCCTGTATGTCTAGCTGCTCCCATTCAGCCGGATGAGAAGGCCCGTCACCACCTTTAGTATGGTAGAATATACTACTATCAGCGTCTCGTTGACTTTGGTGTCGCTGTTGACCATGGCTCACTCCGTCTATCTTTGTCTCTACCTCGTATAGTCTACCTCTCAAGTCAGCTGGACGAAGGTACGGTACAAGGTATATTAGCTCACCTTGTCCTGGCGGAATTTGTGCAGACTGTAAATGAGGTAGCGGGTCTTTGTAGCCAGGACAACACTCCCAACCAGGATGCACGTATCCGTCTTTTTTGAGCGTGAGGTGCAGATGTGCTCCATAACTATTACCAGTATTACCTGAGTAACCAATGATCTGGCTGGCGTCTACGCGATCACCAACTTGTACTAGCGTATCATATCTCAGATGACCTAGTGTGGTGTAGTATCCATTCTCATGGTCTATAATCACATGCTGACCATAATTGCTTAGATTACCACTCGATGTCTTATCAGACACCTTTATCACTACGCCGCCTTCTGGAGCGTAAATAGCGGAGCCTAAAGGAGCAGCAAGGTCTATACCTTCGTGTCCTGGAAAGCCGTACTTGTTGTAATTCTCAGGATGCTCGCCAAAATATTGTGTAATACGATGTTCTACAGTAGGCCAAACGCTATATTTAAACGTCTCTGGCTGAGTTGGGGGTTCAGTGAATATATACTTAGTCTGATACATGTAGCCCCGTTCAGCAAAATACTGTATAGCATGTTGTTGACTTGCTAACTCTGGATCGATTACTACAATATACGATTCTTCGTTACCCTCCAGGTACATCGTCTCTGCATCATTATGACTAGCAGTTTGTGTCCTTTTATAGTCGTCATGAGCTATATCGGCAATCTCTTGCCACTGTTCCCTGGTATGCTCCTGGGCCAGCTTGTAGACGACAACTTTATGCTTTGGTTCTGGTGGCACTGTCTCTCCTACAGGATAACGATTATTGAGTGTCATTTCTTTGACGAGGGGTATCAATGCGCTTACTTTCTTTTCTATGCCAGTGTTGTTATAAGGTTGAGTAGTCCATATACCGGCACCTTTTATCTCAGGATAGTAAGCATACAATTCAGCAAGGGAGTTCAGCTGCGCCATCGCAGTCGGAGTGTCAGGAATATCACCTAGTTCCCATCCAACCTCATGTAATACTATGTTAGGTCGTCGCAGCCCTAACTCATCGCAGATGCTAAACAGCATCAGAAACCGACCAACGTTGTATGGAGAATCTGCGAATATGTTAGATGCGTCTAAGGAGTACTCATGTAGGCATATGTAGACGTAGTACGGAAACGAATGTGCTAAGTATAGATACTCCTTCATGCCAGGAGTTATCCAATCTGCTTGTTCAGGCTCGCCAGCGGAGAATCCGAAAGGGGCGGTTATAAATGGCCCATCTGGGTCTGACATGGCTAATTTAGCAACTCTGGTAAAGAACTGGCCTAACCAGTCTGACTGATTCTTGTCTAGCTCATTACCATGTTTAATAACAATTCTATCATGGTAACGATATATCTCCTTAGAGAACTGGCTTTTCATCCACGCCCACCACTCGGGAGCAGCGGTTTCGATATTAGCACCGTAAGGTGGAACATCGTTTCCGTTTGGACGAAATACTGGCACATGGGGGACTGTGCTTCCAGCATCCCATTGTGCTACTATGTCACCAATTCCTTCTCCTCCTACTGACATTACAGAAACGGGTATGCCAGCAGCATCGCAGGCTCGCACAAGATCGCCCCATCCTGTACGAATACCTTGACTACTCATGTGGAAGAATACTTTGTTATACCCGTCCATTAGTTGTCGCTTTCCTTGTCTAGCTCACCTGCTAGTAATTGAACCAAAAAAGCAATCGCGCCATCTAGTTGTGCTATTTCACGATTAGCTTTTTCGACCATTACCTTACGGGCTTCTTGTAGCCTAGCAAGTTTTTCTTCTAATTCTGTTTGTGAATAGGTGTTCATTGTTTCACTATCTTTATTGGACATCACTTTCTCCCTTGTTACGTCCTAATTAATCTGACAGTTTATGAATTTGTATTTTGGCTTCTATTAAGTTTCTGTTAGATCCAGCTGTATGCCTAGCTGTTCCTTTGATCACATCTCCTATCGAACAGTCTTGTACCCCTACTGATTGTATTCGCAGAACCTCATTAGCTGCTGTTTGTATTTTTTGAGATGCTATATAAGCTCCTTCGTAGTCTATAAGAGCTTGACACGCATAGGGTGTAGCGTTAGAAGCGAACGCACACTCTAATTTTATTATATAAGTACCAGCAGTTTGTATAGTAAGATTAGCACCACTACTCCATATACCATCTGTATCACGATTCTCAGTTTCCCATACTATATCATAAAATGAACTTGTAGTTAAGGCAGTATCCGTAGTACGAATCCAATCACCACCGTGTGGCGATACTGTAGCAAATTCTGATAGTGGTAGCTTGTAGTGAGAGCCGTCTGATGATTTCTCTACTACTAGTATATCAGCGCTATCTGGTGATCCTGGAGCAGTAGCAGTATTAGCAATACTGAAATCAAACGTTAAAGCAGTCGCTCCTTGAGTAATTGTAATAGGTATAGATGAATCAGCTAGAGCTAATCCTCTGAATCTCAGTACCTGACTAACTTCTCCTTCATATACATGATTGGTTGTAGTTAAGCTAGTAGCACCTGTTATAAAGCCACTACCTAAAACAGAAGCAAGATCTGATACAGTAGATTTTTTAATACCTACACCTACATCGTGGTAAGCTATGTAATCAGCGGTATCAGGAGTACCTGTAGTAGTTATGGCATTTATATCTAAGTCTATGTCTACGTCAGTAGCAGCAAGAGATAAACTAGCAGCTATACCTTCACCGCCGACAATAGACCTGAACTGCAACGTCTTAACCGTTAGTGCATAATATAATCCAACACCGGTTCCTACACTAGACGCGCTTTCGACTAGATTTACTTCTCCTAAATCTGAAAATGGTACTCGGTAAAACGCTCCACCTACAGTAGCTTGACCTATAAAGTAGTCGCCGGCTGGCGGAGGTGATGATGGAGCATCTGATTGTCCGGTAATATCAAAATCAAAAGTAAGATCATCTGCGTTTTGAGCGATAGTTATTGGAGATGAAACTATGATACTACGAAACTGTAATACAGTTCCCGACATTCCTTTGTAGACCTGCGACCCTGCGCCAAGATTTGTACCTGTATTGGCCTCGCCGCTACCAGTAAAGGTAGTAAAATCAATCTTGTATTGCGTGCCAGACCTTTCTATTATTAGATAGTCTGCGGTAGTCGGGCTGGTTATAGTAGTAAGACCAGCGACATCTAAGTCGAAAGTGATGTCATTGGCGTTTTGAGTAGCAACAACAGGAGCGGTGCCAATTAGACTACGAAGCTCCACATCACCGGAAACTACTTGCTTGTAGACTCCAGCACCTGTGCCAATGTTTGATACAGAATTTAAACTACCACTAGCGAAAGTGGTGAAGTCAATCTTGTATTGTGTCCCGGCGCGCTCGATGATCAGCTCGTCGCCAGTAGTAGGAGTAGTAATCGTAGTTAGGCTAT